GGACTAACAGCAAAGTCAGCATCTTTGTGGAAAACAAGTTTAATCCCGTCAAAGTTGAGGAAATAACCTGAAAGTGGAGCATTACCAAAGTCAGCACTATTGTAGAGGAAACCAAGTTCCAAGTCCTGCTCTACGGCAGCACCTGCAAATGCAAGGCTCATTCTACCACCATCAAGGGTGCTTTCGCTGATGTAGCGTTCCTGTGCGAAAAGCGCACGACGATAGTTCGCCATAGCAGCCTCACTTAAAAGCACACAATCAATCTCGCCCATAGGAGAGACGCTGTTTGCGTTAATGTAAATCTGCTGCATTCCTCTAATGCCGTCTGTGCCGAAAGCAGCACCAACATCAAAGACTTGGTTAGTCCAGCCATTAACATTAAAGGTTGCCTTGGAAACACCACCAACAACATTATTCTGGTTTGGCTTGGTCTCGGCTTCTAGGAAACCACCAACATCACCATTAAGAGAATTCATAGTGGTGAGAATGGTAGAAGAACCAGCAAGAATTTGCTTGTTAAGTTCCCTACGAAGCATAGACATAACGCTTCTCATTCTGGCTTCTACGATTTTAACAATAGCCTTTTCGCCGCTGTTCTCCAATTCTTCCTTACGGGTAATAACAATTGGAGCGGTGAAATCACACCAGTCGTAGATTGCTGGCTGCAAAACATCCTTAACGGCAAGTGAAACAGGTTCATAGCCAGTAGGTAGTTCGGTGATTGTGCTGTGTTCCGCAATTGATAGGGGACGCTGAATTTTAATCCCACCATCTTCGTAATCAATTCCTCCGCTCTTACGGGCGTGGTCTAGAAATGCGACCTTCTGGTAAAGAGCATCAACCTCTCCATCACGGATAGAATAGAGGGTTGAGGAAAGCAAGTCATTAGAAATAGCCATAGTTTTATCCTTCCTTTTTTGTAAAATCCTATGATTGTGAATTATCTAAAATTAAAAGTGTCTCTGGAAAGAGGTTTTAGTTTTTAGTTCCTTCACCATTTTTAAATCCTTGGTGTCTCAAAGAGGTCAATAGATTTTACGGAGGGAAAGGTTGCCCGTCTCATTAAGTAAGAAATCGTCAAGTAAAAATTATCTTCGGCTCTTTTTGCCTACACATTTCCACTTTTTACGACTTAAATTATTGGGGGTGTTAGGGTCGTTTTGTTTTTCTTTTGGTAGTCCTTTTTTAATTCCATAAGAACGAGCGCAATAGGCATCGCCCTTCTTTGTGCTGGGCTGAATGCGTTGTTTGCCTGATTTGTTTTTTGCACCTGCTTGCCCGTAGGAAACCTTACGCTTTCTTCCAGTTTTCTTATCTGTGTAAGTTTTGGTAAAGCGTTTTCCCTTTGCAGGTTTAGTTGATTTAGTAGCCATAAAAAAAGACCCTCCCTACATTAAATAGGGAAGGTCAAGTTAATCATCTTGGAGGATAATTAAATCTTCTGCTGACGGGACTTATGGAACTGATAAGCAGACCAAGCATCACGGAACTTGGGTGTTCCAGATGGGGATGCATTAGCACCAGATGAAGTCTGTTTGAGAGCAGCACGACGATTGGCTCTCTGGGCTTCTATTTCGGCTTTCTCTGCCTCTATTCTTTCTGCCCCTACCTTTGCCTTCACTATGTAGTAAGCGTCCTCTAAACGCAATTCTGGACGCTCCATAAGCATCTTTGCAATAGGGATGCGGTAGGCATCATCTGTGATTTCAGGATTGGCTGCTTTAAATCTTTCCAATTCCATCTTTCTCTGTTCCATTTTAATTTGTTCTCTCGCAGGTTCTAGCATTTGCTTTAACTGCAAAGCAGCCTGTCTCTCAATTTCACGCTTCATTCCCTCTGGGTCATAAAGGTCAAATTCTTCCTGATTATTAGCAATTTCTACTGCTCTTTGATAAGCAGGGTTGTTTATGGTGCTAGACCTCTGCTGTTCCAAAAGTAAGCGTTCCTGCTCTAATTCTTTACGAATAGCAGCAAGTTCTTGGGTCTTCTTGGTGTAAGACGAACGAAGATTTCCTAGATGCTTTCTCACATCTTCTGGTAAATGCTGAACCCAGTTATGAAGTGGTTTCATTCCTTTGTGGTTTGCATCATCAGCGAATTCTGGGAATTGCTCTGCGGATAATCCTAGTAGGTCATCTATCGTGAGGTCTTCTGCAAGATGAGGTGATGCCTCAAATGCTTCGGGTGTCTCTGTTGTCTCAACTACATCGTTGTTCTCAACAGAGGTGCTGTTTCCAGTCTCTATTGTTTCGTTATTCATTTTTTCTTCATTCCTTTTGATTGTTTAGTTTTAATTGCAGCAAGACGCTTCTTCGCTGCTTTTTTAGTTTTTGATTTACCTGCTACATTTTTTATTTTGTAGCCTCCTTTTGTTTTATGAATAGGCATTACATCCTCTCCATAAACATAGCATCCATCTGCTCGTCGGTCATTTCTTCACCTTCCATAGCAGTTTCTGCACCAGACACTTCTTCCTCTTCCTTCATAGGCATAGGTTCTTTTAGAAATTTCTTAAAGTCCTTGTTGCGAGAGAGAGCATCTACACGACCAGCAAGCATTTTAAGTGAGCGGTCATCGGTAATAGCATCAAGAGAAATTACCATCTCTGGGTCTATCACTTCCATTTCAGCAGCGTCATTAGTAGCAGCAGAGAACATAGCAAGAATGCGTGTAAATTCTGTTGGGAACTTTGAGACATCAGCATCAAAAGTAGGATAGTCAGGAGCCTGACCGAATGCTGGTAGTAGTTTGTTAGTTGCCTTAACAAGAGCATTCATAGAATTCATAGTGAAAGAACCTTCTGGGGACATAGCCTCATAGTTCATTTCATCAGTCATCTCTGCTTCGTTAAGGTCTTCTGCAAGTGGGCTTTCCTCTGGGGAACGACCTGCGATTATTATTTCAGTAGCCATTTTAATTCTCCTTTATGGTTTCTGTTTTATTATCATAAATCTCATCAAGTTCCCCTGATAAGCAACGCTCTGCGGAAAAGGTGTTTGCTATTGCTTCGCCTAAATCCACACCAAGTTTTAATTGTTCTTCTATCGCACGGACTTCTGTTTCCTGACGATAAATCTTTTCTTTTCTTATTTCGGTTTGGTCTTCCCAATAATGAGAAGGCAAATCGCTTTCTGCTATGTAGCCATTAGCATTCATTATTTTTTCTTCTTGTCTTTTGGAACCAACTTCTCTACCTAGGGCTTTGGAAAAATAACCAGTTCCCTCTGCACCAATAAAATGAAATCCTTGTTTCTGTCTATGAAAGTCAGGATGTGCTTTGCATAGTTCTCCGCAAACAGGACAAGCAGTAGAGCGTCCCCAAGCAACAACAAAGTGTCCGTGGTCTTTACACAATCTGTGTTGGTCGTTTTCAGCCATTAGTCTTCTCCACCATAAAGTTTATCTAGTTCGCCAGATAAAGCCCTTTCAGCAGAGAATGTCTTTGCGTAAGCCTCACCCTTATCCATTCCAGATGCGATGTCTGCCTCAATCTGTCTAACATCTGCTTCTTTCTTTTTCATCCTTGTTTGCTTTGCTTCTACTGCATCGTTCCATCCGTGGTGTCCTAAATCGCTTTCTCTAATGTAGCCACGGGCATTCATAATTTTTTCTTCTGCTCTTGGACTATCTACATAAGCACCAAGGGCTTTGGAATAATAACCATTAACGCCCCACTTACCTGTGGTCTCGCCAATAATGTTAGGTGCTGTAATAACCCTGTAAAGTTCTCCTCCACAACCATCACTTCCATCTTCTGCAAATTCTTTTACAGAATTAGGGTCAAAGAAAAGATTGGAACCACAAAAGCCTTCCTTGACTAAACCTTCTATGGCTTCCCAAGAACACATCGCTTCGTGTTTCTTTCCACAATTGTAGCAACTGAATTGATAAAAAGGCATAAATTATTCTCCTGTGATTTGGTCTGCTGAACCAACAAGTGCGTTTGCTAGTGTCTCTGCACCAGTTGCTTGTTCTGTTGGTGTGCCTTCTTGTAATGCCTCTTCCTCTGGAACACTACGGGAACCTACTTTGGGAGCCTCTGGTTCGGGTTCTGGGGCTTTTAAAAAATCTTCTGGTAGTTCATAAGCCCTAATAATTTCTGCCTTTAATTTATCAGCAGGAACGCCTAGGGATGTAAGAACTGGTAGAAGAGAAATAAGATTTTGTTTTTTGATTGCATCTGCAATTGGCTGGTTGCCTTGGTCTAGGGCAGAGATGCGGAACTTTCCGTGCAGGTCTTTTGCAGTAATAACTTTTGCCTTACCACCAACTGATAGGACTGCTTTGTCTCCATCTTCTGCTAAAAGGGATAGTTGGCGCAAATAAATGTCCGCAATCATTTCTATTGCAAAATCACGCTCTCTCGCCATCTTACCAATCTCACTAGCAGAATAAGAAGCAAGGGCTGTAATCTCTGTTGCAGTTGCACGGGTGGCTTCTCCTCTACTGAAAGGAGCCAAGATAGAACCTCTGTTAATGTCCTGTTCTATTTGGTTTAAGTAGCGGTCAAAGTTAGTTGTAATTGGTTCTACCTGAATTGCTTGGATAAGACCAGCAAGTGTCTGCTCGTCTGTTGCAATCATAGCCCCATCAACACCAGCAGTAATCTTTGCTAATTCTTCCTCATCAAAAGCACCTTCCTTGTAAATGAACTGGCGACTATCACGACGAACAGCATTAGCCCAATAAGTTCTTAAAATGTTTTTCTCGTAAATCTGGTCGTAAATTCTAGAAACTGCTGATAAACCATCCATAGGCTTTTCAGGCTTACGAGCATAATAGAGGGGAGCAAGATTAGAAAGGGGGCGGTCGTCATAAGTTCTCACAGGGATTTCAGTTTTCTGTAATAGTTCTTCTCCGTTCTTGTAGTTGGGAGACCAGAAGTAAAGTTGGTCGTAAGCAAAATCATAGAATTCTAAAACTTCTATGTAAAGGTAATCATCAGGTAAGTCTGTGTAGGTTGCACCTGAATAGCCATAGATGTCTGCACCACCACGATAGTTTCTATCACCAGTCCCAAAGTAATCTTGTTTAGGAACTGCTGTGAAGTTCTTTGCTC